GCGGTTCTATTTCACCACCAAACGAATCAAGAAGGCATTAAGATGGATCAAGACGGTACAACTAGACTCCAACTGGTTCAAACAGGCTCAGATCGGCTCACACAGGTTTTGAAGGCTACTCCAGAGACGCTTTATGGCTCTGTGACTCCCAGAATTCACTCAAAGTTGCGCCCAGACTTGCCCACGCTTGGGCAAGAGTTAATCGACTTCTCCAACTCGATCGGATTCCCGCTCATGCCGTGGCAAGAATGGCTGGCGATTGAAGCGCATCGAGTCAAGCCCGATGGTCGCTGGTTGCATCCACTCGTCCAGCTTGTCGTTGCTCGCCAGCAAGGTAAGACGACATTTATGAAGCAACGCATTCTCATGGGTTTATTCGAATGGGATAACAAGCTTCAAATCGGTACAGCTCATCGATTGACGACTTCTCTGGAGACTTTTCGGGATCTTGTGCACACGATCGAGTCAAATGACGGATTGGCAAAGCAAGTCAAGAGAATCCGGTGGGCGCATGGGTCTGAAGAGATCGAATGTCTAAATGGGAATCGCTACATGGTCAAAGCTGGCGCTTCAGCTGCTCGCGGTATCTCAAAGCCATCGACCGTCCACATCGATGAGACTCGAGAGCTAAAAGACGAGACGACTTGGGCTTCGCTCCGGTACACGATGATGGCGGCTGAAAATCCGCAGCTCTGGTCATATTCAAATGCTGGCGATCAGCATTCTCTTGTGCTGAACCAAATTCGCGAAAGAGGCATCGGCGCAGCTGGTGGATCGACCGACGACATCGGTTATTTCGAATGGTCAAGTGATTACGACAAGATCGACGATTCCCCTAAATTCTGGGCAGGGGCGGCGATGGCAAATCCAGCACTTGGTCACACCGTACACATCGACAATTTGCGAGCCGTGATGAATGATCCAGCCGATGTTGTCCGAACCGAAGTCTTGTGCCGATGGGTACAAACAATCTCAAGCGCAATTCCCGCTGGCGAATGGGCTGAATGTGGAATGGATGGATTTGAAGTCGATCGCGAAAAGACAGTCTGGTTCGGACTCGATTGCTCGCCAGATCGTCGAGACGCAGCTCTTGTCTTGGCTCAACAAATCTCCGAAAGTGAATTCTTTGTAAAGCTTCTTCGAACATGGCACAATCCAATTTCGCTCGATGATAAGGCAATCGCTAACGACATCGCCGAACACTTCCAAGAATACCCAGTCGAAGTTATCGCATATTCACGCCGTACATCGTCGGCGATTGCGGCTAGACTTCAGCCAGCCGGTATCCCAATCGCTGATATAGACGGGGCGCTATACGGTCAAAGTTGCGACGAACTTTTGGGAGCAATCACATCAAAGAGACTTCGACATGGAAATCAAGCCGAATTGACGAAGCAAATTTTGTCGGCGGCGAGATTACCCTTTGGCGATGGTGGATGGACGATTGGTCGCAGAGCTTCTCAATCGACTGTGTGCGCGACGGTTGCATCTGCGCTCGTCACACATTACGCGACACGCCCAGAGACGGATCTTGATATTATGATCGGTTAGTGGTATCCGATCTCTAAAATTGCGGCATGGGTCTAAAAGATTTCTTCATCACAGCGCCACAGCCAATCGCTGATATGAATGTCGATGCCGCGCTCGCTCCGGTCAATTCGATCGATGCTCTTGGCGCTCCGTATTTTGCCTATGGTCAATCAGCTACACGATCTGAGGCGATGGGCGTACCAGTAATAGCTCGCGCAAGAGGAATCATTTGCTCGACCGTCGCAGCTTTGCCGCTGGAAACAAAAGTCAAAGAAACAAATGAAACTGTCCCATCCTTTCGTGTAATTCATCAACCAGATCCAAGAATTACTGGCGCAGAATTCTGGGCTTGGATCGCCGAAGATTTGCTATTCCGTCCAGCCGCTTACGCCCGCGTACTTTCAAGATATGCGGACACCGGACGAATTCAAGCAATGGAAAGAATTGCGCCAGAGCGCGTTGAAGTATTAACCAACGGACTCGGTACAGAAATCGATGCATATCGCGTCGATGGTTATTCAATCGATCCAGCCGATCTTGTCGTCTTTGGAAATATGCAAGAAGGATTGCTCAACCGCGCTGGTCGTACAGTCCGCGCAGCTCACGCACTTGAAAAAGCTGCTTATGACTTTGCTTTGAATCCGATTCCACAAATTGTCTTGTCGAGCAACGGCGTACAGCTTCCAAAGGATCGCGTCGCATCACTAATCAACGCTTTCAAAAATAAAGCTTCAAAGGCTGTCACATTCTTAAACGCAGACATCAAGATGGACACGATTGGTTACGATCCCAAGAATCTCCAGATGAATGAAGCGAGAAATTACTTGGCTCTCGAACTCTGCCGCGCGATCGGATTACCGGCATGGTTTGCATCGGCTGATCCATCATCGATGACTTATTCCAACGCGGTAAATCAAAGACGCGATCTTATTGACTTCTCGATTCGTCCAGTACTAACAATCATCGAGCAGCGTTTATCTTTAACGGATTTCACTCCAGCATCACAGTACATCCGATACGACCTAGACGATTTCTTGCGCGGCAATCCTTACGAAAGAGCGCAAGTGTACGAAATTCTAAACCGCATCGGTGCGATGACCACCGATGAAATCAGAGAAGAAGAGGACATGATCGGATGAAGCTAACTACACCAATGACCATCACAGCGGCGGATTCTGAATCTCGCACCATCACCGGACGCATCGTGGCATTCGAAGAAGCAGCGAACGCATCGACTGGAAAAGTCGTATTTGCAAAAGGATCGATTGAGCCAAAGGATGTATTTCTAAACCTTGAGCATGATCGCACTCGCAGAATTGGCAAGACTTTATCGATGTCAATGGATGGCGATGGCGCTATCAATGCCACATTCAAAATTGCTAACACGACGGCGGGTACAGATGCACTTGTCGAAGCTATGGACGGACTTCGCGACGGATTTTCGATTGAACTTGCTGTCGATGACTATGTCCAAGAAAAGGGCGGAGTCATGCGCGTATTAGCTGGAGAACTCACAGGAGTCGCACTTGTATCCGAGCCAGCGGTTCGCTCCGCTCGCGTTGCTGAAGTAGCTGCAACCGAAGGCGAAGAAGATTCTGAATCTGCACCCGCAGAATCAGAAGAAACACCAACACCAACAACAGAAGGAGACGAAGTGGATAACACCGTCACAAACGCGGAAGCCGTCGAGACGGTCGAAGCCGCACAGTCAGTAACAGCGTCAGCTAAGTCTGTCGCTTATTCAAAGCCACGCATCGAAGTCACAGCTGCCAAGTATCTTGAAAACAAGATCATGGCAGCGATGGGCGACGAGAATGCTCGCCAGTATGTACTCGCAGCAGATAACACAACAGACAACGCTGGTCTTGTACCAACTCGCCAGCTTGCTGAAGTAATCAACGGACTTTCAACAACTGTCCGTCCATCAATCGATGCAATCTCACGCGGCACACTTCCAGATGCCGGTATGACTTTCGAGATTCCAAAGATCACCGTGGCTCCAGCCGTCGGAACAGTTGCCGAAGATGCAGCATTCACAGAGACAGATCAGAACTCAGCTTTCGTATCAGTCGATGTTAAGAAATTTGCCGGTCAGCAAAAATTCTCAGTTGAATTGCTCCAGCGCACATCGCCACTTTTCTTCAATGAGCTTCTCAGTAACATGGTCGCAGCTATGGCTAAGCAGCAAGACACTTACACCAACAGCGTGTTGGTATCAGGTGCAACAGCTGACGCAACATCAATTGCAACATATCCAACAGCTGCGGAACTTCTTGCATTTATCGGTCGCGGCGCAGCTTCGGTATATGCTGCAACAGCTGGTCTTGCAAATCCATTTGCTCGCAACATTTTGGTGAACACTTCACAATGGTCAAACTTGATGTCATTAAATGACAGCGGTCGTCCAATTTACAACGAAGTAACACAGCCAATGAACCAACCTGGTCTTGCAACACCAACATCGCTACGCGGTCGCGTTGCCGGACTTGATCTCTATGTAACAGCTAACACAGCTGCGACAACAGATACCGATGATTCAATCATGATTATCAACCCAGACGCGTACACATGGTACGAGTCACCTTCATACCAACTTCGCGCAGAATCAACAGCGGACGGTTCAATTACTGTCGGCGTTTATTCATTTGGTGCGGTAGCGACAAAAATTGGCGCTGGCGCATTTGGCGTAAACAAAACCTGATCCATAAACCATCAAGCATGACCCGATTCGCTCCCGAGTCGGGTCAGTAGTAGAAAGGGAAGAGCTAATGTCTTTGGTCACTCCGTCAGAACTCCGTTCTGTGCTAGGCGTTAGCTCTTCTCTCTACAATGACGCATATCTTCAAAAAATAATCGACACAAGTGAGCTTGTAATTTTGCCACTTCTTGTCTCTTATTCTTCAGCGATTACTGATCGCCGAATCGCTTCAAATGTCGCTACCTTGACGACTAACACTCCACACAACTACATCGTGGGATCAAGCGTTGTCGTCGCGGGCGTAGATGCCACATTCAATGGCACATACACAGTCACAGCTGTCGGAACTGAATACGAATTTTCTTATGCAAAGACCAACGCGGATATTGCTTTCAATGCAGTAATTCCGCATGGAGACACTTATCTTTCAGGCAAAGATGCCGCCACAATTTACGCAAGCAATCCAGCCGTTTATGAAGCGATCATCGTCGTATCGGTCGAAGTATTCCAATCGATCACAGCTGCGGGCGGACAGATCGAAGGCGTAGATTTTCAAGTGACTCCCTACAGAATGGGTCGCTCACTCTTGAATCGTGTAATCGGGATTCTCGGTAAGTCTCTGGATACTGGAGCGATGTTGGCATGACCGCATCATCGATCGCGGTAAATGTTCGAGGCGCTCTTAAGACAGCGATCCAGAATGTTGCCGCTAATACTTACGACTCAGTACCAGAAGCGCCGATTGTCCCTTTCGCGGCGATCGTACCTAGCGCGCCCTATCTCGAAGCAAATCTGATCGGCACATCAACGCGAGTCAAAGTCAATCTTTCAATCACAGTCGGAGTCGCTATGTACTCCAACGCTTCGGCGCTCGACAACATCGAGAAGCTACTAATAAGCATTCTGGCGGTTATTCCGTCAGGTTACACCGTGGGATCGGTGTCGAATCCAGTCCCAATGACGATCGGAGCTTCAGAAATTCTGATGTCCGAGATCGAACTTTCAACTCAATACACACAGACAAACTAGGAGCAACTATGGCAACGACCGTCATCACAGGGCGCGATCTCGTATTGACGATCGCCACCGTAAGTTACGACGCACAAGCAACAACAGTCTCACTTGAGGCAGACCATGTAATCGAGACTTATCAGACACTCGATGGTCGCGCTTACAAAGCAATCGATGATTCTTGGACTCTCAATGTCGAAATGCTTGCAGATTGGGGCGCAGTCGGTTCACTTTGCGAATCACTCTGGACAGCAACAGAATCAGCACCAAACACAACTCTGGCAGCATCAATCACAGCTGTGACTGGCGCTGTATTTGCTTGCAACATCTTGCCAACATTCCCAAATGTCGGCGGTTCAGCACCAGACGCACAGACAGTCTCGCTATCCTTTCAAGTAGTGGGAACACCAACCGAAACATTTAGCTAAGAGATAGGAAATCGGGAGCATGAAAACAGGCATCACAATTACATATTTCTCAGGGGACTCGGAGTCGTTCACCGCATCGACACCAGAATTCGTAAAGTGGGAACGAAAGACAGGCTTGAAGGTTACACAGCTCGGCGAAAATGTCGGACTCGATGATCTGCTCTTCTTGGCATATAACGCGAAGAAGCGAGAGCTTGCTGGACAGCCCATCAAACCTTACGAAGTCTGGTGCGATACGGTGGACGATATTCGATCAGAGGAAGTCGATGTCCCAAAAGTTACGCCGCCGGAAGCCTAAATCGAATCTTGGTTGAACTCGCAAT